CTTTCCCGCTGGCCGTTGAGGACGTAGCAGAGGTGTTGGTAGGTCACGCCCAGGCGGGGCGCGGCGGTCCGGTAGCTCCAGCCGGCCGCCCGCAGATGGGCCTTGGCTTGGAGGGCGAGTTTTGGCAGAGCGGCGGTGGCGGGCATGGCTGGAGCTAGCGGAGGGTTAGGCATCAGGCGGCGTGGCGGGTGACGGAGGTGCGGGATAACACTTGGCCGCCAAGCGCGGCGTGGTCATCCGGGTGGAGGGCGAGCACGATGGTCGTCCGGTTATCGGTGCGGTCGTAAACTTCTACTAGCCCCCGTTCCAAGCCTGGGAGATCGGGGATGCGGGTGGCTGCGGGGTCGATGATGATGGTCATTTTCATGTTGTCTTTTGGTTGGTTTGTGTTTGGTTGTCGCCCCGTTCGCGGGGGAACGAGGGGAAATTGAAACAAAAACGGAACGTATGCAACAAAAATCTTCAACTTTCGAAACATTTTTGAAACGTAGCGATGATCTTGCTTTGAAAATGAGGGTCAACATTGAGGAATTGGCAGAGTCCTTGGGTGTCTCACGAACCTCCTTTTGGGGTTATCGAAGCGGGGCTAGAGCCATAAGCGCCAGGGCCTGGCGGAAGTTAGAGGCTGCCGAGCGAGCGGCCGGGATGGGGGCGGAAGTGGCGCGGCCGCCGCCGGTGCCTGAAGCGGCGGCGTTGCCGGAGGGAAGCGGGGTAGAGGAACGGCTGGCGCGGGTGGAAGCCGCGCTGGAACGCATGGCCGCCGCCTTGGAAACGCTGGTTGACTGCCACGAAAAGAGGCATGGAACGTCATCCGGGGACCTTGGCGCGGTGCTTGAAAAATCGGCTTGATTTGTTCACGGGCGAACGGCACCCTAGCCGCATGGCAACCGACTATCCCAACAGAAGCAACCGCAACGAATACCCCGGCTACGCCGCCGGACCGATGAAACGCACCGGGGAAATGAAGCTGAGGCTGGACTTCAACCCGCATCGCTGCGTGCTGATTGCGGTGAGCAAACCCAAAAAATGATTCTTGAACAGAAGGGAACGAAGGAAACCAACGAAGATTATGAGCGACCGGGAGATTTACACTGAACTTGTGGAACTCATGCAACACGCGCTGGAACGCGAGGAAGCCAATCTGCGCGAAGTGAAGATGATTTACACCAAACTGGCAAGCCAGGCCGCGCAACTGGCCGCGCTGCTCAATCTGGTGAGGCTCCCGGAGAGTCCCGCAAGAGCCGCAGCACTCGGCGATTTAGTGCGGCAAGTTGCCGATTCTGGCGACTTATCCGAAGCATTTCGCGATCTTGCGCGGCATGAGTCATGGCACGAGAGGCGCGCTGGAGCGCTCGCTCGGCTGCGATCAAAGTTCGGACTTCTTTGATGAGTAGGTCTTGCATGCCCGGAGTATAGCACACCCTTGATCATTTTCCCGACCCCAGGAAAATGATAGACTCCCCCCGTGCTATCATCCCGGCATGAGCGAGCAGTTGCAGTTGTTGATTTGGGAATCCGAAGTCACCCGCACGGGCGCCGGGAGCGTCACGCTCACGGCGCGGCGGCCGCTGAGCACGATGACCACGGCCCACGCCGGGCGCGTGCTGGGCCTGGGGCGGGACCGCATTTATGATCTATGGCAGGCGGGGCTCTTGGACGGCTACAAGCCGGGAGCCATCGCCACCCGCAAGGACGGCCGGCGCAGCAACGCCGCGCTGAGGCTGGACTCGGGCAGCGTGTTAGAGTATCGTGAGCGGCAGCTTGCCGCTGCAAGGTCTGAGCGGGATGGGTAGCGTCTAACATGGGTTGGCGTGGCGGTTGCAAACCGCCGCCACGGAAGGAAAGCTGCGGCATGAGCGGAGGGTGCGCAGACGCCCTGCAAGGGCCGTGCATAGTGGGTGCCGCGACCGCACGGCAGACAGAAGAGAAGAAGACAGAAGACAGAAGACTGGAGCAAGAGGCTCCGCTCTTGGCCCGCTCTTTTTCTTCCTCTGGTCTTCTGTCTTCTGTCTCCCGGTCTGCTGTCTCCTGATGAAAACAATCTTTCTATCTAAAACCTTCTGGGTCCAAGTGATCGCCCTGGCGATGCTGCTGTTTCCACCGGTGAAAAACTGGCTGGAACAAAACCCGGTGGAGTATCTCACCGCCCTGGCGGCGGTCAACGTGCTGCTGCGTTTCCTAACGAGCGGCGCGGTTTCCATTCTGCCCGGAGCTACGACCGGACCAGAGGACAGTGACAGCGATAACACGGGAACAAGCGGGCGGCTCCTTGGTTGGTTGCTGCCCGCCGGGCTGGCGGGGCTTTTTGGTTTTGCCCTGCCAGCCTGCATCCCCGCGCCGGCGCCGGGCACCATGGCAATCTCCGGGGAAGTCATCACCGATGGGGCGACGCTCCACTACTCCACCAAGGGCGGCATCGGCGTGGTGATCGACACCCGCTCGGGGAAATAGACGCAAGACGGCAAGACGCAAGACGCAAGAGAAGAACCGCACCGATGCCAATCCACATTCCCGCGATCTATCAACGGCTTTGTCTGGAGGCGGACCCCGCCCGCACGCTCGACCGGATGGGGGATGACACGCTGGCCGCACTGGCGGCGGACCTAACCGACGGCGGGATCACCACGGGAGTTCCCGGCATCGTGATGGGGCTGGTGGAAATCGAGATCGTCCGGCGGTGGACGGCGGAACACGCGGATACGGCGGGAGCCGTGGGGGAGGGGAACTCATGATGATGCAACTACTGGCACAGGCAGCGGATACGGGCGGCGACCACATGACCGGGGCCTGGGTGACCGGGTTGATCGTGGCAGTGATCACGGCGATTTTCGCGGGGTTCAAGGGCGGGATGGCCAAGCGGCAGTCGATGACCTTGGAAGAACCGGTGCCAACGGTGCCGACCTCCAAAGTTTACACGCCGCCCACCTGGGATGCGCACCGCGCGGTATGCGACCGGGTGAGCCGGTTGGAGGAATCCTTCGGGGAACTCCGCCGCGAACAGGCCAGCCAATACAAGGACATGATGCAAGCCACCAATGGCTTGGAATCGAGACTGGGCAGCAAGCTGGATAGCATCGCCCGCGAAATTCACGCCCGCATTGATCTGAACCTAAAACCCGGCCCCCGCCCCCGCCCGTGAACCTCCCCAACCCGAAAGATCCGAACATGACCAACCCGGCCCGCCGCAAGCAGGTGCGCCGCGTGGTGCTGGAAGCGCTCCGGCACGCGAGCCCCTACGCCCTCACGCGGGAGGTGCTGGAAAGCCATGTGAACGACCTCATCCGCCCGCCGCTGAGTTTGGGCGAGTGGGGGGTGACCGAACAATTTCTTGAAGCCGGGAAATTCATCGCGGCGATCCGCAGCGACATCGACCCGGATATGAAGCAGTGGGCGATCACCGACCTGGGCAAAACCTTGCTAGCCACTTTATGAAACGCAGAGACGCAGAGATGCAGAGGGAAGACGCTGGGAAGATTCAGGGGTTTGGAAACTCCCCATCATCCTCCGCGCCTCCGCGCCTCCGCGTTCTATCAATTCTTCCAATCCGTGAATGAAACCCGACAAGAAACCGCGCGCCGACAGCAAGCTGAAGAACCTCCCCGCCGAGGACCAGGAAGCCATCTGGACGCTCATGCACCCGACGGACAAGGACACGCCGGCGATGACGCTGGAAGCCGTGGCGGTGGCGGTGCGGGATTCCTATCAAATTTCCGTAGGACTCTCTACGCTCTCGGAATGGCACTCGTGGTTTGCGTTGGAACGGCGGATGCTCAATGCCCGCAACCGGGCCAACCAGACGGCGGTGGAACTGGCCAAGAATTCCGACATGAGTCCGGCGGACATCGAACGGGTTGCCCAAACGGTCTTCACGGCGGAAACGCTGGAGGGCGGCAATATCAAGGCATTTGTGGCGCTCGCGAAACTGGGGCTCGACCGGACCAAGCTGGAGCAAGCCGAGGCCAAGATCGACCTCGCCCGCAAGGCGCTGGCCCACGATGCCAGGCGGCTGGCGTTGCTGGAAGCCAAGGCGGCGCAGGCCGACCAGGCGAAGGATGTGCTGGCCACGAAACTCTCACCCGAGGAACAAAACCGCCGCTTGCGGGAAATCCTGAAATGACCGAGGCACTGTCACCCAAAGACCTGCTCTATCCGTTGCAGCGGGGCTGCGTGGATAGCCAGGCGCAATATCAAATTGTGAGCGCCACACGGCAATGGGGCAAGAGCACGGTCACCGCAATTTGGGCGGTGCATCTGTGCCTGACGAATCCGGGCACCACGGTGGTGTGCATGAGCGCCGGCGAGCGCCAGAGCGTGGAATGGCTCAACAAGTGCAAAGACTGCCAGCGGGCCTATAACATGGCCATCGTGGACGTGGCGGAAGATCGCGGCGGACTGGCCGAGGGGCTGCTGCGGTCCAGCGAAATCCTGTTTGCCAACGGCAGCCGCATCATCGCCATTCCGGCCAACCCGAGCACCGCCCGCGGTTACTCCGCCCATATCATTCTGGATGAGTTTGCCTATCATGAGGACCCGGATGCAATCTGGGCGGCCATGTTCCCGGCCACCACCAACGCGCTGGCAGGCACGTTCCTGGACCGCTGGCGGGCCTTGCTCAAGGGCGAGAGCACGGACATCCGGCGCGAGCTGAAGATCCGCATCGTCTCCACCTTCAACGGGCGCAACAACAAGTTTTTCCAACTGTGGGAGAAGGCGGAAGAGAACGGCTACGAGCGCCGCAAGATCACCAACCATGACGCAATCGCCGATGGCATGCCGCTGGATGCCGACAAGCTGCGCAAGGCGCTGGATGACCCCGACGCCTGGGCGCAGGAGTATGAGTGCGAGCCGGTGGATAGCAGCGCGGTGTTGCTGCCGTATGATTTGATCGGCGCTTGCGAAAGCTCCGAGGCGACGGTGATGGTGCCGCCGGATTTCTGGGAGGTTGCATCTAACCGTCCGCTGTTCATGGGGATCGACTTCGCCCGCAAGGTGGACTTGTCGGTGGCGTGGACGGATGAAATCATCGGCGATGTGGCGCAGTCCCGCGAGGTGCTGGAGATGAAGGCCATGAGCACGCCCGACCAAATCGATTTGCTGCGGCCCCGCATCCAACGGGTGCAACGCGTGGCGCTCGACTACACCGGCCCCGGCGTGGGGATGGGGGATTTCCTGGTCAAGGAGTTCGGCGAGTGGAAGCCGGCTAGCCATTTGTTCGGCAAGATCGAACTGGTGACGTTCTCGCAGACTTCCAAGGTGGACTTGTTTAGCAAGCTGCGGATGGCGTTCGAACAACGGAAAGTTAGAGTGCCTATCGACCGCGCCATCCGGGAGGATTTGCATTCTGTTCACCGCGTCACTTCCGCCAACGGTGGGGTGACCTACCGCGCCCCGCACAGTGCCGACGGCCATGCGGACAGATGCACCGCCAAAGCCTTGGCCACCCGTGCCGCCGCGCACGAGGTCCACCCCATCGAAGTGATCCTCTGCTGACCCATGCAACCCACTCCCCACGACCGGATGATCCACCAGCCCCGCCAGAGCGATTTTAAGGGGGGGGTGGGGTGTTTTGGGCCAAGTGTGCGCAAAGTGAGCCGCGTGAGTTTTGCAACGGGCTTGCAACGGCGCAATCGGCATGTGGCGGCGGCGGGCGGTTTGGAAATCGCACCCGCCGGCCAAACTCCAACGGAAGGGGGTGCCGCGTGACGTTCCGGCAACGATTCGCCAACTGGATCACCGGCAAAACCGCCGGCTGGCAAAACGCTATTTTCGGCGACATCGGCGAAGGCTCCGGCGAGGGGTCCGCCGATCTAACCAAGCCCTACGCGAAGAGCGCGTGGGTGCGCTCCGCCATCCAGTTCGTGGCGGCACCGATCGCGATGCGGCCCTTGCTCATCACGGCGGACCGCCGCGGCGGGGATGTGGTGGTGGAAGATCCCGCACTCACGAAATTCTGGGAAGCGCCGGCGCGGGCGGCGGGCGGCAAGCTGAATCGGCAGGATTTACTGGAGGCCACGGTGGGGTTGCTCAAGCTCAAGGGGCAGGCGTTTTGGATTTTGGATGATACGTGGGAGACGCCGCGCGGGCTCAAGTCCCCGCTGATTCTGGCGCGGGCGGATTCCATGCACGCGGTGGTGGACGGCGGCGAGCTGATCGGCTGGCTGTGGACGGATGCGGGGGGCACGCGCAACACGCTCATTCCCGACCAGGTGATTCACCTGAAATTCTGGAACCCCTACCATGACATCCTCGGCCTGGCCGAATGGGAAGGCGCGATGATGGCGGCGGAGAGTGATTACGCGGCGGGGACGTTTGCCCGCAACCTGGCCAAGAACAACGGGGACCGCGGGCCGTATGTGGTCGGCAAGGGCGGGATGTTCACCGACGAACAAATCAAGCAGGTGAGTGCGCAGATCCGCATGAAGCGCGAGCTGGGCCGGCGGGGTGATTTCCGCGGGGCGTTCATCCCGGCCGATGTGGAGATCAAGGAGCCGGCATTGAATGCAGTGGACTCCGCCTATGTGACGCAGCGGTTGGAAAATCGGAAAGAGGTGTATGCGGCCTTCGGGGTGCCGCCCTCATTTGCGGACCCGCAGGCGAGTTATAGCATCGGCAGCGCTTCCGATCGGTTCCGGCTGATTGAAGATACCTGCATGCCGTTGGCGGCCAAGATCGCGGATGCGATGGAACTGGTGAGCGCGAGATTCCTCGGCACCGGCGAGACGATCTTTGTGGAGTTCGATTGGGACAGCCACAGCACGATGCAACAGGTGCGGGCGGAGCGGTTCACCACAGCCACGCAGGCGGTGGATCGCGGGATGCCATGGCGGCAGGCCGGGGAGTACTTCCGGCTGAAGCTGCCGCGGTTCCCTGGCGACGAGGTGGGAAGGGTGCCATTCAATCTCACGGAGATTGAGACAGAAGAGAAGAAGACAGAAGACAGAAGACAAGAGGAAGAGGAAGATCCGGTGGCGGAGCTGGAGCAACTGTTTGCACGGCGGGCGCAGGGGGGCTGCAAGGCTCCGGCACCGGGGCCGCAACGGCTCACGGGCAAGGCGCTGGCACGGTGGACACAGGCGCGGAAATACCGGGAGCCGTGGGAGAAGAAGTTCGCTGCCAAGATTTCCCGCTATCTGATGGACGCGCGGGGCGAGACGCTGCGGAACATCGCGGCGATGACCACGGCCAAGGCGGTCGATCCGCTGGCACTCACGCTGTGCTTTGACCTGGACAAATTCCTCACGGAATGGATTCGCGGGTTGCTGGGGCTTTCCCGCGCGGCGATGGAGGCGGCCGGGATCGAAGTGTGGAGCGATGAACTCGGGCGCGATGATCCGCTCACGATGCCAGCCAAGGAGGTTTTCGATTCTCTATCCAAACGGGAGAACCTGCTCGCCGGGGCCGGGACGAAAGTCCACACGGAGGTGATGGACGAACTCGCCGCAGGAATCGCCAAGGGCGAGACGATGGAGCAACTGGCGGAGCGCACGCGGCGGAAGTTCGCGGGCATCGATAAGGCCCGCAGCATGATGATCGCCAAGACGGAAACGACGGTGGCTTACGAGACGGCCCGCGATATGGCCTTCCGCGCCGCCGGCGTCCAATGGAAACAATGGCTGTGCAGCGGACTTGGCAACGAGCGGTTTACCCATCTAACCGCCAACGAACAAATCCGCGAAGTGGGTGATCCGTTTTTGGTGGGCGGGGTGGACATGCAATTCCCCGGCGACCCGGCGGCCCCGCCGCGCGAGGTGATCAACTGCAACTGCGTGTGCATCGCGGTGAGCGGGCCGGATCAGGACGAGATCGAGGGCAATGATAACACGGAAATTCCTTACTGATATGATTTACAAAACGCAGAGGCGCGGAGGCGCAGAGAAGATGCAAGTTGGGTTGGCCCGGTGGCCTTCCTCTTTCCTCCGCACCTCCGCGTCTCCGCGTTTCAAACCAACCGACATCCCAACACATGGACACTAACAAACTGATCCGGGCGCTCAATGTGGTGCCGAAAATCCTCTCCGAAAAGGAGGGGCTGGTGGATTACGTGGCGAGCGATGAATCACTGGATTCGTATCGCGAGATCATCGCGGCGAAGGGTTGGCGGTTCACGCGGTTCGCCAAGAACGCGCCGTTTGTGAACTCGCACGATTACGACTGCATTTCCAACTTGCTGGGCAAGGTGGAGAGCGCGCGGATCGAAGGGCGGGCGCTGGTGGAACGGGTGAAGTGGGCCATCGATGTGCCGGAAGCGGCACTCGCGCAATTGGGTTGGAAGATGACCCTGGGAGGCTACCTCAAGGCCGTTTCGGTGGGGTTCTATCCGGTGCGGATGGCGAGCAACGGGCGGGATGGCTGGACGCAGGCGATCACCGAGCTGGGCATCCCGGCGGAGGAAGCGGGGGCAATTCGCGCGATCTATCTGGAACAAGAGCAAGTCGAACTGTCCGCCTGCATCATCGGAGCAAACCCCAACGCGCTGGCCAAGAGCTGGGCGGATGGGTGCGTGAAAGACGCTGACCTGGCGGCTTGCGGACTATCCGATGACGACATGCATTTTCTATCAATCGCGGGACCGGCGCTCGACCAGCCGGAAACCGACGATGTGACGCGGGCGCTGATTGCCCGCGAAATGGGCCGGATCACGGCCCGCGCGAAATTCTCCAAGGAATACCAGAAGAACCACAACGGCAACTCACCCGGCAAGCCTGGCGGCGGTGAGATTGCGGAGCGCCGGGCGGTGGAACGGGCGGACTTCCTGAAGAAACTGGCGGCCGTGTAGAAGCCGCTTACACCACCACACACACATATATCAATCCAATGAAATTCAATCAATTCAATCGACTGCTCCGCGACGAATTCACCGACGGCCAAGGCAAGGGCGGCGGTGCCGGCATCACGGACGAACAATTCAAGGCCGGGATGCTCGACACGGTAAAAAACATCAACGGCCAGTACAAGGCGTTGGAGACGAACTTCACCACCCTGGACGGGCAGGCGAAAAAACTGGCCGATGACTTTGCCGCCCAGGTGAAATCATTCGAGGGCTTGCCCGGTCAAGTGCTGGCCATCCAGCGCAGCCTGCAAGGCATTCAACTGAAGATCGCCACCGAGCGGCGCAGCCACTACGGCTCCGCAGTGGAGAGGATCACCAACGACCCCGAGATGCGCGCGGCGGTGAATGGCTACATCCGCCTGGCCGCACTCCGGCAGGGGATGGATATCAAAATCACCGACGAGCAAAAGACCCTGGGCGACGCGCTCAAGCGGGCGCTTTCCGAAGGGGCATCCCCCGGCTCCACCATCATCAACGCGCAGTTGCTGCCGGCCATTTACTCGACGATTGCCGAGTACGGCATCTGGCGCAACTTCGATGTGATTCCGGTGTCCACCTCTTCCGCGAAAATGATCGTGGAGGCGACCGATCCCACGATGTATTGGACGGCGGAAAACACAGCCTCCACGGAAGGGGCGACCACCGGCAGCAACGTGACCGCCACGATCAACAAACTGCTCGGCTGGATCCAAGTGAGCCGCGAGCTGATGGATGACGCGGAGATCGATGTGGCGGCCTATTGCCTGCGCAAGTTCGCGAACGCCACGGCCTATGCGCTGGACTTCGCCTGCACCAGTGCGGACGGCGGCGCGGATAGCACCGACGGCGGCTTTACCGGGATCTTCGGCGGCAGCGGCACGGCGGCGGTGGCAGCGAGCGGCAACGTGAGCGTGGCCACCCTGGACCTGGAAGACTGGCTCGCCGCGATGCTCGCGGTGGATGCGGCGGTGCTGAGCCGCAGCACGGCGGCCTGGGTGATGCATCCGCAAATGCTGGTGCGTGCGCTCGCGGTCAAGGACTCCAACGGCCGGCCGATCTTCCTGCCCGCCACCGACGCCCCCGCGCCCGGTGCCATCGGCTCGATCCTCGGCTATCCGGTGATCCTGTGCCACACGGCCAACGCCACCGATGGCGTGTCGAAGAAAATCGCCGTGTTCGGCGACCTCATGGGCCAGGCGGTGTGCCTGCGCAATGACTTCGAATTCGCCATGAGCGAGCAAGCCAAGTTCACGGAGGACTCGATTGTCTTCCGCGCCCGTGCCCGCGGTGCCGCCAAAACCAAGAAGGCCACCGCCTTCGGGGTGCTGACGACCGCAGCGAGCTGACCCATCCGGCACGCGGGCGGGGTCCGATCCCCCGCCCGTGTGCCACCACCCCTCACTTATATAAATACCATGGCCAAGAAACCACCCACCGAAACCCCAGCGCCCGAGGAAGCTCCGGCACTCATCAAAGTACAAGTCGGCAACCAGCCGATCAACGAAGGCGTCCACCTGCCGCCGGGAACCCTATTCGAAACCACGCCGGAACGCGCCGCCGCCCTCGGCCCGCTCGTCACGCCGGTCTAACCTCTAACCTCTAACCTCTTGCCTCAAGCCGCAAGCCTCATGCCTCATGCTTAACGCCGGACTC